ACCAACAAAGTGGTGAAGTACTGAATAAAAAAGTAGTAGATAAGTATTATTTAATTTTTAAAAAAAAAGTTTATGAAAAAAGAGAAATTTTTGATGACAGGGGAAGAAAAATTGGAGTCCTCACAGTTTGGATTAACGAATGCAGAAGTGAAGGAAAACAATGTAAGTTCTGGTAAATTGATTAGTCACGAGAAAGTGCCAAATAGTCCATTTAGTATAGTAGAACTTGATAGTATGGGTAGTTTTGTTGCCATGGGCAATGATAGAATTAGTGATTTTATGAGTACTAAAGAATGTTGGGATTTGGTAAGTAGTAAGCCATGGGATTTAATATTGGCTAGTGTTACGAGTTTGTTAACTCATATATTGAAAGATAAGAAATTAATTGATTAATTATAAATTTTAAGAAAATGATAAAAAGAACGTTAGGTGGTGACCGTTTAGGCGCTGGTAAGAAAATGGAAGTTGAATTGAATAATTATGGTAGAAGTACCCATGATTTAAGTTACATATTTAGAAGTACTATGAGTGCTGGTACATTAGTACCGTTTATGTGTGAAGTAGGTTTGCCTGGTGATCAGTTTAGTATTAATTTGGACTGTGATGTGAAAACACATCCGACATTAGGGCCATTATTTGGAAGTTATAAAGTACAGTTAGATACTTTTGTTGCACCTATTAGATTATACCAAGGTTTGTTGCATAATAACAAGTTAGGTATAGGTATGAAGATGAGTGATATAAAGCTGCCTAAGATTAGATTAGTTGCAGAAGCTGTAAATGCTGCGCAAGTAGATTTGGATTTTGTTGATTTAGATAATTTACAAATAAATCCAAGTTGTATATTAAGTTATTTAGGTATTAGAGGTGTTGGAATTACTGAGATAGCAGATATTCCAAGAGATTTGAACGCATTGGGTGTATTAGCGTATTGGGATATATATAAGAATTACTATAGTAATAAGCAAGAAGAAATAGGGTATGTAGTACATACAGAGTATGAATTGACAGATGAAAATGTAGATGCAATAAATATTGATGGTGTTGGGTTGCCGTTAAGCACAAGTGCACCAGCTAGTATTCCATTAGTAAATGGTAGTGTAATAACTATTGATAAGTTGACTAGTGCAGAATTAAATCCTAATGATGTGTTGATTAATATTACGGGTGCACAAGTAAGTTTAGGTGATTTAGCTTTTAGAAGTGTTGAAAATGCTGGTCAAGCTGTTTATATTTATGATTATGGTACATGGGGTGATAATACAGCGTATTCATGGGAGTATACGAGTGGTAATAATTTTATTAGTAAGCCGATTGATATTGTACAGTTCAATTTGAATAATATTGATAGTATGAGAGAATATTTATTACAAGAAACAGGGTTTGCTGAAGTGTTGATAAATGATTTGAATTTACCTCCGTATAATTATTTGACTAAAGATAATGGATTGGTATTTAATGGAATAAAAAATAGTCAAGAAGGATTAGGTATTAAGACGTATCAAAGTGATTTATTTAATAATTGGTTAAGTACTGAATGGATTGATGGGGTAAATGGAATTAGTAGCATTACTGCTGTGGATACAAGTGATGGAAATTTCACAATAGATACATTGAATTTAAGTAAGAAAGTGTATGATATGTTGAATAGAATTGCGGTAAGTGGTGGTACTTATGATGATTGGTTAGATACTGTATATACACATGAAAGATATACAAGATGCGAAACACCGATGTATATGGGTGGTTTAATAAAGGAATTAGCATTCCAAGAAGTAGTAAGCACAGTTAGTAGTGCTTCAGAAGGTGAGAATAGTAGTAGTCCATTAGGAACGTTGGCAGGAAAAGGAGTAATGACTAAAAAGAATAAAGGTGGTTATGTAGATATTAAGATTGATGAACCTAGTTATATTATTGGTATAGTTAGTTTAACACCTAGAATAGATTATAGTCAAGGTAATAGATGGGATACTAGATTGGATAGTTTAGATGATTTACATAAGCCTGCGCTTGATGAAATTGGGTTTCAAGATTTGTTGATTGAACAAATGGCATGGTGGAGTACATACTATGATGGTGGTGGTAATTGGTTGTTAAGAAGTGCTGGAAAGCAACCAGCATGGGTTAATTATATGACTAATTATAATAGGACTTATGGTAATTTTGCAGTTAAAGACAATGAGATGTTTATGACGCTTAATAGAATGTATACGCCTAGTAATGATAGTGGTATTATGTTTAATATTGGTGATTTGACAACGTATGTAGACCCGAGAAAGTATAATTATATATTTGCGGATACGAGTTTGGATAGTCAGAATTTTTGGTGTCAGATTGGGGTTGATATTAGCGCTAGAAGAAAGATAAGCGCGAGATTAATGCCTAATTTGTAGTTTGTGGGTTGAATGGGTAGAAATACCCATTCTTTTAATTATTTCATAATTTAAATTAAATTGTATGATTGAGTTAACAGCTTTTGAAATATGGTGGAATATGAGAATGAATGATAGAAATGATTTTATTAATTTTAAAAAAATGCAAGATATGTATAAGAAACAAAGTACAGGTAGATATGATTTAAAAAGGGATGTAAGTTATATAGGTGAAAGTATAGAAGAAAAGGTAAATAGAATAGTAAATAATGGTGAACCGATAAGTGATGGTGCGCCATTGATTTATACTGAACGTAAAGATGGTAGTAGGGCAGAGTTTAATATTAGGACAGATAGATTTGAAGTTGCAGTAGATGCAATGGATAAAGTAGGTAAGAGCTTTGTAGCAAAAAGAGATGAAAAAGCAGCTGGAAAAGTTGTAGATATTAATAAAGGGAATGATGGTGTTGCTGGTGAAAATGCAAGTCAACAGTAGCGACAATTTTAGTAAAAATTATTTGATAATCGAGAGCGGTACGCACGTGTTCTTTATTATGAACTAAGTGATGCCGCTTTTATAAAGCGCGAAATTATGCCAATAGGACAATTAGGAATGTTAGGAATAGGTGCAGGAATTGGGCAAGTTCAAGGTATGTTGAACGATGCAAGACAGCAGAAGATGAACGAGAGGAATACTCGTAGACAAGTTGATGCACAAAAAGAATTGACTGATTATAATCAGCAAAAGGCATTGGCTATGTGGAAAGATACAAGTTATAGCGCTCAGAAAGAGCAGATGAAAAAAGCTGGTTTAAACCCAGCTATGATGTATGGTATGAGTGGTGGTGGTGGACAAAGTAGTAGTGTAAGTGCTGGTAGTGTAAGTAGTGGTGCAGCGCCTAGCGCTGGTGGTGAAGGTATGGCTGGATTAGGAATGGGTATGGAGTTAGCTTTGTTGAGTGCTAAAAAGGATTTATTACAAGCACAAGCTAAAGCTGCTAATGCAGGGGCTAAGTATACAAGTGGTGCACAGACAGATAAGACAATAGAGGATACATGGAAAGTAAGAACTGAAACAGATATTTTAGATTTAGATTATCAGATGAAAGAGTATTTACAGAATGTTGATGAAAATAATAAAGATGTTATAAATGGTAATAATAGAGAACCAAATTATGGTAAGAGCATTGCTGGTAAAACTGCTAGAATGATTTTAGATAAGATTATTGCAGATAAGAATATGAATGTTGATGAGAATAGTAGAAGAAATGCGTTGAATGAAGCAGAGTTTAATGTTTTAGTTGAGAAAGCAGATTTAATGAGTAAACAAGGAAAAACACAGGAAGAAGTATTGAGTAATTTAATTAAAGATGGTACTTTAAAAGATTATGAGATTAAATGGAATAATTATGGATTTGATAAGAAAGATTTTGGAAGTTTTATTTTAGAATTACTTAAAAAATTAGTAGTACAAAGAAAGTAGTTATGTGTTTATATCCTAAGTTGATTAAGAATAAAAAGTATGTAGCGAATAAGAAGAATGGTGGTAATGTACCGGTGCCATCAGATGAAAGAGTATTGATGGTGCCGGTAGGGTGTGGAAATTGCATTGAATGTAGGAAACAGAAGTCAAGAGGATGGAGAATAAGACTTTTAGAAGATATTAAGAATAATAAGAATGGTAAGTTTGTGACATTGACATTTAGTAATGCAAGTATTAAGAAGTTAAGTGAAGATATACCATTGAAAGGGTATGATTTAGATAATGAAGTAGCGACAAGAGCTGTAAGATGGTTTTTAGAAAGATGGAGAAAGAAATATAAGAAGTCATTGAGACATTGGTTTGTGAGTGAATTAGGTGGTAATGGAACAGAGAATATCCATTTGCATGGAATTGTATGGACTGATATAGATTTAAAAGAAGTAGAAAGAATATGGCAGTATGGGTTTGTATGGAAAGGTAAAGAAGTTAATGGTAAGATTGTGAATTATGTGAATAATAGAACAGTTAACTATATAGTTAAATATGTGACTAAAGTTGATTTAAAACATAAGTTTTATAAGAGTAAGATATTAACTAGTGCTGGTATTGGTAGTGGATATAATAAGAGTGCGAATAGTTACAATAATAGATTTAGAGGGAAAGATACAGTAGAACATTATAGAACTGATGATGGTAGTAAGGTGGCAATGCCAGTATATTGGAGAAATAAGTTATATGATGATAAAGAGAGAGAAATGTTGTGGTTGAATATGTTAGATAAGAATGAAAGATATGTTTGCGGAATAAGAGTTGATGTAAGTAAGACAATGGAAGTATATTATAAGACATTAGATATGTGTAGAAAAAAGAATGATAGATTAGGTTATGGTAGTGATAAAGTTGATTGGGAAAAGTTTGAATATGAAAGAAGTAGAAGGTTATTGAAACAGAAGGAAAGGATTATGAAAGTATATTGATTTTTTTTGCCTTCGGCAGGAAGTTTTTTAGGGTACAGGGTAGGTTGGTTGAACATTAGTTGTATTGGTACATTGAGTTATATAATCTCAAGTACATTTGAATATGTTCTGAACAATTTGGTAATATGAATAAGTTTATGTTAATTTGAAAAAAATATGATATGGAAAAGTTGTATTGTGTACGTGGACCAACAAAGTGG